CTGCTGCGGTGATTGCCTGATTGAGGGTCGGCATTGTGCCGTTGGTACTCAACGTAAACTTGTAGATGTTGGACTGGATACCGCTGAACCCGGAGATGTAGATGGCTGGACCAGAAGCTGTGATGCTCGTAAAGATGTGATCAGAATCGCTGTGAGTATACACGGCAGAGGGGAGCGACGATGAGTTAGATGATATCTCATATACCGAACTATTGACGCACATTACAATGCGCTCTTTGACGTACTCCATCACTGCGTTCTTGACATTGATGCCAACAGCGGTGAACATAGAAGTCGCTGCATTGGTGCTGTTCAAATCAAGGTTCTTCTTGAGGACTTCAAGCTTACCGCTGGGACCAGTATCGTTAGTCACCCAAAAAGCCGTGGTTCCATCATCGCAGATAGCGTAGACCTTATCGTCAGCACCAGCGTTGTAGTCGACGAAGTGAGTCTCGGCCCCAGTAGAGTCGATTTTGTCTACATCGTACCCGTCGTGGAGCAAGGCTCCATCGTATTTCGTACCACTCACGGTCCATTGAATCGAGCGTAGCTGTTGAAAAGAACGCCCATTAGATTCGATAGGGTGGGTAGTGGTGTGTCCGACGGTGCTATCGTTGAGCAGGGTAACCTCACCCTTAGTCCAGACATTGACACCCTTGCTATCGGCAAAGCGGTAGTCAACATTATCCTCGCCGGTATTAGTGTCGTAGAAGATGATACCGTCACCATTGTGGAATGAGGACTGGCTACGGATCCACCACCCGGTAAGGCTCTGCTCGCCTGGCTCTACGCCGTTGTCGAACTGTTCCTTTCGGAATGGAGCCGTTTGCCGGATGTATGGACGACCGTCATTGATAGCGTAGAAGAATGGCTGACCGCCGATGGCTATGTCGTAGGCTTCATTGGTATTCTGCCAGATAGCATCAGAGGATACAACACCGACGTCAACTGCAATCGCACGGGTACTGCGACCTTCGGTAATATCACGACCGGCCATTATTCTCCTTTAGTTGAACGATGCCAATAGAATCGAAATCATCTATATGGTCATCAATTGTTCTTGTTACTGGAAATATCTCCGTCTGTAGACTCAAGTTCCTGTTGCTCTCTCATCTTGTTCTTCAGGTGTTCGTGCGCCCAGTACAATGCGTAGTAGTCAAAGTCAAGGCTAAACCGCTTCATATGCTTGACCAAGGCTCCGGTATGAGCGTGAAGATCGATTCCAGATTCCTTCATCTTGCGGAAGAAGATGATGTCCTCACCGACAAAGTGATCATCACTAGCGGAGCCAGCCTGCTCGGTGAAGAAGGACTGATTGGGGAACTTCTCGCGCATCTTCGGGATGATAGACTTGTGCATAAGCGTAAGACCGAAGCCTGCCTGGTCTACCTTGATTACTTCATTCTCGGGAAGCGGATGAACATACTGAATCTTGTAATCAGATACGTTGTTGAACAGGGCAGGGAAGGGACGCATTAGCGTTCCCTCGTTCTCCTTAGAGATGAAGTAGACACCGGATACGACGGGACGCATAATCTTGTCTGCCGTCTTCCAGAGCTTAGCCATAGCCTCAAGGGTTAGTACGATGTCTGAGTCCACCCATAAGAGCCAGTCAGACTTTACTTGGTCAGCCCAGTGGTCGAAGAGCACCTGGCGCTGTCTGCCAATCTGGTTGCCCTGTACTCGGATGCTGGTATGGATTGGCATACCGTTGCCAGGACCAGCAATCACTGCGGTCATCAAGCCTTCGGTAAACTTGCCGTCTGTTAGTCCCCCGTCGCACCAGCCGATAGCGACGGTCTCATTCTTCTGAATCATTTATGCCCCCAGTTGTTTGTCGAACTCAATCCACTTGGCAGTAACTGTCTCCCAAGAGAATGCCTCGTTGATATAGGAAACCTGTTCCTCAGGATTCCATTCCCCTTTGTAAATCTTTTCTATAGCCTCTGTCAGCTTTTCAGCGAAGAGACGTGAGTGCTCATTTGGGTCATCCATATAGTCATAGCTCAGACCGAACCCATTGGCGACCTCAGGTAGCGCACCCAGTTCAGGGTAAACCGTTAGGTTCCCTGCGCTCATCGACTCAGCCAGTGATAGGCAGAAGGTCTCGAGGTAGGTAGATGGGTAGGCGAAGATATGTGCTTCCTCTACCGCCTCCATCAGAGTCCGCTTCGGGGTCTTCCAGTAGAACCTAACCCTTGGGTCGATGTACTTCTGGTCTCCCTCAAAGTGGAGGTCTGGGTTGTAGTCGTTATAGAACTCCAACCGGAAGTCAGCATCGACATACTTGAGCGAGTTCATCAGCACGTGCAAGCCCCGGTAAGCGCTTGAGGTGTTGATGAGTTTGACCTGCTTGACCTTTTCGAACTTCTGTGGGATGTACTCCAGAGGGAAGATGGCATTCGGTATGACCACGAACCTATCAAGTGGCAGGTTTAGTTCCTCAGATGTCCAGAGCTTGTGCCACGTAGATGGCACGACTATCTTGGCTATCCGCTTGACGAACTCGGGATTGCCTAGAATCTTCTCTATGTAGACTGGATTGAACTGAGCCTTCGTATTGTGGAGCCAGAGAATAACCTGGCGTCCATCCTTGATTACCTCTGGCACATCGAGTGATATGCCTGGAGCTACCATACAAAGGTAGTTCTCCATATTGACCATATGTGGGAGCACTAGCTTCTCCCACGTACGAATCATATATTCGGTGCCACCGTAGACAGTCTTGTCGTACAGGAATGGCATTTCCATAGTGTCCCCCTATGTGTATTTCTTTTTTTGCCAAAATAATTTACGGTAGCCACCCCAAATATATTTTCGTATCTGTCTGTTGCGACGTTCCATATCGTCGGCATCAAAAGCAGGGGATGAGGAGCGCCATTCATCTCGACGAAAGGGAAAGATTTGAAACATCGGAGTTCCAGCTGGGATAATTCCGTCAAAACCTTTGTGGATAAAAAATGGAATGTTGCCCATTGGTGTGTGGTGAAACGAGTCAGCATCCACAACACCTGTCATAGTTGTAAAAGGTAAGTCCAGGCGATTGAACGGATGAGTAATAAGAAGGCTGTATCCCTTTGGCAGTCTAGCGTGCCAATAGTTTGACCATATAAATTCAAATGGATAAAAAGCTTCGCCTATAACTCCGCTTACTTTTTCTCTATGTGCCATCGGCTGCGGACCGGACTCATAACCATAGTTTACAAGTCCGTTATCATTACTAATTCGTATGTCTACCCAAGTTTCTTGTATATAACCGGAGGTAAGAGCATCCATAAAAGGCAAACACGCCTTCAAATGTCCGTTTTGAAGTTTGCCGTCAACATATTTGATAGAAGAATCTTTAGGGGTTGGCAGTTCTTTATACCAAGTTGGTATGTATTGATACGCAGGCTTAGGTCCTTGTACAAATTTAGAAACATATTCGGTTCCGGATAAGAATTCAATTTTCATTTGTCCCCTTGTATTTACTATATCAGGTATATATGTTTTTTATTTGTACTCTTTTTTTGACCAAAACATATTTTTGTACCTATCAAAGAATTTAGTTTGCAGTCTTTGAGTTACAGTTGCTTGCCTTACTAAGTCTTCTTGATTTCCTGGTTTCATTTTCCAAGAGTCTCTTTTTAGGGGAATAACTTGAGCTATGGGCGTTCCCATCGGAATCAGCCCCTCAAAGCTTGGGTCATTGATTACGAATGGAAAGTTGACCGGAGCAGAGTATTGGTCTGTATCTACTACTCCAGGCAAAATTGTAAAAACCGACTCTCTATGAAACGGTTGTACAAATAAAGTTGAATATCCCTTTGGGGTATTGATAGCCCAGGGATTATTCCATTTCGGATAAGCGTATTGTTTTCTATCTGGATGAATTGGAGCTTGGTCTATTGGATGAAAGCTAATCAATTCAAATGAAGACCATTCAAAATACTGTTGTCCATCTCTAATGGATACATATACATCTGCTGGAGACTCAATAATATATCCAGCAGTTATTGCATCAAATACTGGCATACAGCGTTTTATAGTAGCCATAGTTCCGCCACTACCGTTAGGTTTTTTAGTTCCACCAATATAAGATTCTGTATCTTTATACCAATCTGGTATCAGGCTTGATGCCGGTTTTGGCAGGGTCAAATCCTGATACCCAGACACATTGGTAAATGTTATCTTCATACACGCCCCCTTGTGTATTATTTATACTATAACCCAGGATTGAGTGTCTTCATTCCACTCATATTCCTTGCCGTCTGTAGGCATAGGAACCGGAGCTTCCCACTCAAAGCTATCGTTTAGCACCCAACTCCCGTGTGGTTTCCTTGCTACAAATCTTGTTCCATCCCAAGTTCCACCTATTTCGGCAGGGACTAAACCTTCAATTTGAACGCATAACTTTCCAGTAACCTCTTCTGCGATTTGAAGGGAATCTGCAACAATAATGTTTTCAACAAAACCGTTTGCAACAACTGCAAAAGTATTCATTATTTACTCCATATCTTTATTTTAGTTAGAAGCCTCTAAGGACATAGACAACACCAGCGGTTCCGCTGCCAGCTCCGGCGGCGCCAAAACCAACGTTTCCAGATGCAACACTTCCGCCGCCTCCAGCTCCGTATCCCGTTCCAGTCTCTCCATTACCACCAGTTAGTGAATTTGAAGTAGTGGTTGCGGCACCAGCGCCTCCGGTTCCTATTCCAGAACCAGCTCCAGGATTTTTTGTATTAGTACCAGTAGCACCAGAACCACCAGCACCGTTGGTTCCAGTTTTTACCGACGTTGCATTATTGATTGCTTCTCCACCGCCACCTGATTGTCCGGTTGCTGAAACAAGATTTCCAAAGGTTGTTGTTCCTGCGTTTGCTCCACCTGGCACTCCGCCAGCACCAATTGTGATAGACGTAGATGTATTTACAAAAACCATTTTATCAACAACGGCACCACCTTGTCCACCAGGCAAACCTTGGTAGTTGGTAGTAGCGTTAGAAAACGAACCGGCACCACCACCGCCAACGCAGAGAACCCATAGTTTTCCAGTTTGATTATATGTACTGGTTGTGGTAACTGTATCTAGAGTTCCAGATATTTCAGTTACGGTTAGAGCTGCTGCTGTTTTAGTAACAGTAACTACAACATTTGTTCCAGTATTTATTTCAAAATAAAGTTCAGTAGCAGCCGAAGCTAAGTTTACGCTTACAGTACCAGAAACAGTTACAGCTTCAACTATAGTAGTTCCAGTCAAAAAACTTACCGTTGCATTTACGGTGGATGGACAAGTAATTGTATAAATGCCTGAAGTTATTTCTCTAGCAACTTTATACTGTTTGGCTGATGTCGGAACAGTTGCTGCAATTGCATTTTCTGAAACAGACGTAACAATTGGTAAAACAGAAATAGCCATTATGCAATCTCCGTTCCGAACACTGAGTAAGATAAGTCAGCGGACGTATTGTATACGGTAATAACGTCGGCGGCACCCAGCGTTATTCCCAGGGTCAAGGCTAGCAAACTATTGGCTGCTATAGAAACATCGTAAGCAATATAATGCTTATTAGCCTGGGCTTCTCCTCCAGGTCTAACCGAAATTCGAAAAGTCTGGGCAGAAGAGCCTCTATTGGCTACTGTAACAGTTGAAACAACTGCTTGCGTTGAGGAAGCAACGGTATAAGCAGTGGTTGCTGTAGTAGCGCTAGGAGATACCTGACCTAGTACTTTATATGTTGTTGCCATTGTTTATGCTCCCATCAAGAGGAAATTGGTATTGATAACTTCTTTTTCATCTGTTAGCTCTTCGTCTGCTTGAGTAGCAAAGTTAGCTAAATCTCTTGCTTTGGTCATTAGAATCCTCTCAATATGTAAACAACGCCACCAGCTCCGGCTCCGCCAGCAGTTCTAGTTTGATTTAGTTCTCTGCCAGCACCTCCGCCACCACCAGAACCTCTTCCAGTTCCAGCGCCTCCAGCATTTGCGCTATCTCCGGAACCAGTATTTCCACCGCTTCCACCGGTTCCAATACCTGAACCACCACCTGCTCCACCGGTTTTAGATGCACCAGTTCCACCACCTCCGCCACTACCCGTGGTTCCAGAAGTTATGTTAGGAGAAGACTCGATAGAAGCAGCCCCTGCTGCTCCATTGTTTCCAGCAACATTGCCTGCACCGCCGGCTGCTCCTCCAGGAGTTCCGCCGCTACCGCCAACACCACCAGTGTGAGCTACGGACCCTCCACCACCACCATTTGCGGAAACAAAATTTCCAAATGAAGTAGTTCCGCCAGCATTTCCGTTGACGCCAATACCACCACCGGTTCCACCTGCGCCAATAGTTACTGTAGTAGCTGTGGTTGTGTAAACTAAATCAGTTGCAATACCACCGCTTCCTCCACCGCCTCCGCTAGAAAAAACGTTGGCACTACCACCACCGCCGGCGCCTCCGCCTCCGGCTCCAACAACTTGAACAAACAAAAATCCAGTTGTAGGGTAACTTGTACTAGCTGTGATTGTATCCAATGTTCCAGAGATGCTTGTTCCAGATAAAGAAGATGCCGTCAGAGAAACAGTTACAACAACATTACTTCCAGTATTGGCGCTAATATAAAAACCATTTGCTGCTGTAGCAAGATTTACTGTAACAGTACCACTTACTGTAGTGGTTTCTAAAACAACAGATGTTGCTGATGTAAAGTTTATATTAGCTTGTGAAGTAGTCGGAGATGTAGTAATTGTGTATATGCCAGGAGAGTATGGCTCTACAACACGATATACAGTGTTTGAAGCTGGTACTGTAACTGACTTTGCATTAGGACCAGCAGATGTTGTAGGTAAAGGAAAAACAGATGAAGCCATTATGCTATCTCCACTCCGCTAATATGAAAATCAACAGCAGTCGAAGATGCAAGACCTTTGATTGTTTGAGTTGCGGGCAGTACTTGTTTCAAATCAAAAAATGCACTTGAGTTAGCTGCAATAGCGACTGACCCAAGAATATCAATATCATTGAGTAATACAGATGCCGTTACCGCAGCCGTTGTTGGGTTGCATATAACGATGTTAGTTACCACAGCAGTCGAACCACCAGGGGTGGTGTAAAGCGTGGTGCTTGAGGTTGATGCCGCCACTCGGGCTAGCACTTTAGAGACTACAGGCATTTGTCGCTGTACCTTTCTTAGTATTGTTGCATTACGATGGAAATTGGATTTATACTTTCTGCCCAAGCGAGTCCTGACGCAGTAGAACTATCCGCTTGCAAAAATTGACCGTTTGTGCCAACTGGTACTCGAGCTGGTGTTCCCGCTGCGCTTGCTGATAGCAAGTCACCTTTTGCTTGGAACAGGGTTTCTTCGAGGGCAGAAGCCAAGTCAAATGCTGTAAAGGTAATGATTTCAAGAACGTCACCAACAACCAACGCTGGGCTAAGAGATGCAATACTTGTGCCATTACTCGCTACATAGTCACTTCCTCGAACCAGCAAGACACCGTTGAGGTAGACTTGTTCTTTGCCTACAATGTAGGAAAGGGTAAAACCATTGTCATCTGGACCCGATTCTGAAGTCTCACCACCTGCAGCGGTGTACTTGTATCGGAAGATATCAGCAGTAGATGAGATGCCACCCCAGGCAGAACCATCCCAGACGAACATCTGATTGACTGCTGTGCTCCAGTAGAGAGCACCCGTAATCAGTGGATTGCCATCATTATCTACTGTTGGAGGAGTTGATTTTGCTCCAAGGTATCGGTCATCGAATGAATCATATGAAGCAGCGGCTAGAACGGCTGATGTATTAGCAGCGATAGCGCTAACCGATGCTGATGCAGCCGAGGTAGATGCGTTTACCGCAGAGGTATTGGCTGCGATAGCAGATGCTGCAGCGGAAGCTGCGGATGTCTGTGCAGCAATCGAGAATCCTTCAATCGAAGATACAGCAGCAGTTGCTGAGTTAGCGCTGACTAAAGCGGACGCAGCAGATGTGCTGGCTGCAATGGCTGATAGGCTGGCAGATGCCGCACTAGTAGAAGCTTGGGCTGCATAAACGTTAGCCGACGAAGCAGCAACAGCAGAAGCAGCAGCCGATGCTGCAGAAGTAGAAGCAGCGATAGCCGAAACGTTAGCCGAAGCAGCAGAGGTCTGGGCTGCCACAGCAAAGGCTTGGATAGAAGCTACTGCTTGGGAAGCCGATGTAGCGCTAACCGAAGCCGAGGCAGCCGAGGTGCTGGCATTGACAGCCGAAGTAGAGGCTGCAATAGCCTGAGTACTGGCAGAAGCTGCGGAAGTGCTAGCAGCGATTGCAGAGGTGTTTGCGGCTATCTGGGATACCGAAGCACTAGCAGCGCTTGTTGAGGCCTGTACGGCGCTCGTAGAGGCGTTTACGGCGCTTGTAGAGGCAGCCGTAGCGCTGGCTGCAGCCGAGTTGGCTGAGACCAGGGCGGAGGCAGCGGAGGTAGAAGCAGCCGTGGCGGAGCCCAGGATGGAGTCCACATAGTTCTTAGGGGTAGCCGACGAGTTGACCATACCTGCCGAGGAGAGACCCGTCAAGGTCACACCCGTCATATCGATGGTCTTGTTGGTCAGGGTTTGAGCAGCGGTTGCAAGGACTACGGTACCAGTTGTATCGGGCAGGGTAATTGTGTTGTCCTGGGTCGGCTCAGCCACCGTAAGGGTTGTCTCGTATGGGTCTGCGTTAGTACCCTCGAAGACAATCGCAGATGGAGCTGTCGGCGTTCCAGTAAATACTGGATCAGAAATAGTAGGAGCAGTAAGGGTCTTGTTGGTTAGCGTTTGAGTCTTGAGAGTACCAACGACATCACCTTCTCCAGCACCAATGCCGTGCATTGTGTGAGCATTACCACTACCATCGTTGTAAGAGGCAGAAGCTTCTGCGTGAAGGTTAGCATCACGATAATCTCTACCGATAGCCATATGGCGAACAACCGCACCAGCTGAGTGAGACTGCGCTGAAGAACCATCGATTGCGCGAGTGATTGTAAACGTATTCGTAGAGACTGCGGTGGCATCAACAATCTCCTCAAGAGCTGTATCAGGGTCAATGACCAGGGTGAATGTACGCCCCGCTGGGATGGTTACACCACCAAGAAGTGCGGTACCTGAGACGACTGTAATTGACGTCGCACCAGAAGTAATGGTTCCAGTCAGTGTGGACTGCTGGGAGCGGGATGAGTATTGGCGAGTTGTCATTCAGGTTCCTATCGGGTGTAGTGAACTCGTGGGGGGAATTGTGCCTGCAGGCGAGAGGTCTCTTCGGCAAGCCTTTGGGTGTATAGGGCGTAAAGCTGTTTGGTGACATTTGCGGATGAACCGAATGGACGCTTAGCGTCAAGCTCATCAGCCTGTGGGCTGGTCTGAGAGACACGGGCAGGGTCTAGGTAAGAGATAAGTCTGTATGCTGCGCCAAGGGTCACAACATCTCGGCAGGATGCCGACAAGCCGGTGGTCGTCGTAAAGACATCAGACTCACTGGACATCGTAGATGGCTCTGTTGCATACATCACCTTGACGGTACGACCAGCAGTGATGTAGTCGTAGATGGTGACGGTCTGTGCGCCAGCACCCCACGTTGAGACATCAGCAAATGGGTCGAAGTCCCAACGACGGATGTTGATCCATTCTTCGGATGGCCCAATGTCTTGCCACATCATACGGAGAATGTTCTCGATGCCGAGGTTATTGAAAGCGTAAGTGTTGACTGCTGCGTTCCAAGTGAACGTGGTCTGCTTCACAGCGGTGATGGAGCTTCCCATTGCACCGATGGTGTCATTGATGGCCTTGGTAACGGCAGAGCGTGGGAAGGTCGGAGAGACGGTGACCTTAGCGTCGACAGCGTGAGTTGAAGCAGTGGTGCCAAGGTACCCCCTACCATATGGCGCAATCGTTGCCGTGTTAGCGATACGGTCAAACGAGTCTACCCACATCAACTCGTTGTCGATCTCAATAATTCCCTTGCCAAGGTTGTCGGTAGAATGGAGGCTAAGGATTGTTGGATTGGAAGATGGCGAAGTGAGGGCAGTAACTGCAGCCGTTAGATAGGTGCTACGATCTTGGTTGACTGTATATCCAGCAAGGTTGATGAGGGTTTCATCGATCATCGTGCCTAGTGTAGCACTCATAGGTTGATACTCCTTAGGGCATCGACAGGGGAGAGTCCGGTTGTACCGGCAAGTTCATTACAGATTCCACCGAGAGCCTTGTACTCGTTTGGCTGGCGATTGGCATCTGCCTTCTTGTTCAAGGCACCAACAAGTGAAAGATTAGTTGTGCCAGCATAAACATTAGCTGCCTTGGTTGGGGCTACATACGCCGTCAGGGCTGGATATGTGCCACCATTGGCGAGCCTGTTCAGCTCGCTAGCGAATGAGCTACCTGCTGTGCCTGTTGCCATTATCTAAACCTTGCTGCTTTCTTTGCTATAGACTTTGGTTGTTTGGAGAA